TCCACTTGCTGCGGCTAGTATTATCGTTGCAACTGATGCAGATAGATTGGCAACAGCGGCAGCAAATACAGCAGGAACTACAACTGTAACATTAGTAGATTCTACTCAAAACGTTCCAGGCATTACGTCTGTGGGTGGTTTTGAAATGGCGTCTGCGATCACAGTTACTTCAGGTAGTTCTGATTCAGGAACAGATGCAGTTATTACTGGAACTGATGTTTTCGGGAATACACAAACTGAAACTTTAGCTTTAGGTTCATTAGTAACTTCAGCTAAGTCTTACAAAACTGTAACATCTGTCGTTTTAGATGCTGGTTCTGCAGGAACAATTGCTGTGGGTATTTTAGAAGCAGCTCAAGTAACGGTACCATGTAGATCATTATTCAACGAAACACCGTTGGGTCAAACATCTAGTACTGTAGGTAAAAACCTAGCTAACAACATTGTGATTCCACCATTTTCAAGAATCACAAACTTGTTTTTTATGACAACTACAGCATTTGATACTGCTGGTCTTGATATGCAGATTGGAGCAAATGTTGCGCAAGCAGCAGGTGCTACTTTAAACAGTTTCGACCAGGACTATTTTGCTGGGGATACAGGCAATGAAACTCAAGCTGTTGGTAACTGGCATATTCCAGCTTACTTCGATCAGACTCAAGCTCAAGCAACTAATTGTTTGAATGTATCTGATGATGATGCAAGTGGTTATGAAATTGATAAAGCGGTTGCAATCACAGTAAATAGTGATGACGCTTTAACGGCTGGCCAAGGCTATTTATATATAGAGTGGTCACAGAAGGTTAATAATACCAACTAATAAATTATTCTAAGCTCCTTCGGGAGCTTAGAGAATTAGGAGAACAAAATTATGCCAAATGTATCGAACGTAAAAAGTAAATATTTTGGAGTATCGAGTGCAACTGATAGAGATGGTATTTGCGCAGCTCAAACTACTAGTGGTGCAGCTTCTTTAACTCTGAATGGGGCTGGAGTTTCTAGTGGAACTGCAAGTTGGGGGACCAACGCAGGAGCTACTATTTCTGTTTATGCAGCCAGCGCTAATACTGGAGTTACTTTTACTTTCACAGGAACTGGATTAGACGGAGCAGCTCAAACAGCGACTCTTGCTGGACCAGGAGCTGGAGCAACAGTCAATACTACTGAATATTTTGTAACAGTAACAGCAGTATCAGTTGATGCAGCTATTACAGGTAATGCGGAAGTAGGTTGGACAAGACCAGCTACAGACGTAGGATGTGTATTTGCAGGAAGAACTCGTATTAGAGGAATTCAAGGCTTAAGTGGAACTACTGCAGGCGATGTATCTTTTAATAATACATCAATAACAGGAACAACTCTTTTAACTATTCCTACTTCAACTACAGCTGATCTAATTGAACCTTATATTCCAGATAATGCAGTATTGTTTACCGCAGGTGCTTATATCTCTTATGCAAATGGAGTATTAGCCGGAATTACAGTGTTCTATGACGGGTAGGGTTAGATGGCTAACACTACTTCAGGCTCTTACACTTTCGACAAGACCTTTTCGATTGATGAAATAATCGAAGATGCTTACGAGAGAATCGGGTTACAAAACGTTTCTGGTTATCAATTAAGAACTGCCAAAAGATCATTAAATATTTTATTTTCAGAATGGGGTAATAGAGGACTTCATTATTGGGAAGTTGCAAATCAAAGTCTTAGACTAGTAGAAGATCAAAGTGTTTATAATTTTTATCGTACAGCTGCAGATGGAACATCTGACGGAATTAGTACTACTTTAACAGCTGGAATTAATGCGTCTGTTACCGATATTCCTGTAGCTTCGGTTACACAGCTGCCAACTTCTGGAACTATCATTATTAATTCCGAAGAAATAACTTATTCTGGAATATCTTCTTTAAATTTAACGGGAGCTGTTAGAGGAGTGAACGGCACAACTGCTGCAACCCATAGTACAAGTGATGCGGTTCTACAGTTTATAAGAGGAATGGATGAGATTCTTGAAGCTAACTACAGAATAACTTCTACGAATGTTGATGCACCGATGACTCAGATCAATAGATCACAGTACCAGGCTTTTTCAAATAAAACAGATAACGGTACTCCTACTCAATATTGGGTGCAAAGATTTATTGATAGAACCACTTTAACTATTTATTTAACTCCTGGCAGTACACAAGCAGCCAATTATATTAATTTTTATTATACACGAAGAATTCAAGATGTGGGGGATGCATATACAAATGCAACAAATGTTCCATATAGATTTGTACCTTGTATGGTTTCTGGGCTAGCTTTTCTTTTAGCACAGAAAAATCCAACTACACCACAAAAAGTACAAGAAATGAAACTGTTATATGAAGATGAATTAGCTAGAGCTTTATCTGAAGATGGGGCTTCGACTAGCACTTATATAGCACCTAAAGTTTACTTTCCGGGGACATAATGACTTCATTTTCATCAGGTAGATATGCATTAATGATTTCTGACCGATCAGGTCAAGCATTTCCATGGAAAGAAATGGTAAGAGAATGGAACGGAGCGTGGGTTCATTTTTCGGAATATGAACCTAAACAACCACAGCTTCAACCAAGACCTACAAGTGCAGATCCACAGGCTTTAACTCATGCAAGACCATCAAGAACAGCTTTGCCTACTCCAGCACCGTTAGATACAGTTCCATTTTCAACTGCTGGAAATACAACACTAACTGTTAATGAAAATAGACACCAGAGAAAAACGGGAGATGCAGTAAGATTTTATCAAGTTAAAGAAGCTGTTGGCGGAGTTTCTGTTGCAGCATTGGAATTGAATACAACTTTAAATGGAGACATTACTTCTACAGATACAACAATTACTTTAACTGATGCGTCAGAATTTCCTACTAGTGGATATATTGCTATTGTGAAATATAATGAAGACAGCTCATCACCTACTTTTGGAAAATATTTAACTGAAACCATTAAATACACTGGAAAATCAAGTAATGATTTAACTGGTTGTACTCGAGGAACCGCGGCTCCTTCTTATGGAAAAACTCCAGTAAGTACGGAAGCTGTGTCTCATTCTTCGGGTGCAAAAATTTATGGATCGTATATAATAACTATTGTAGAATCATCATTTACAAATGATGCCAATAGTACCGAAACTTATAGCAACAGTTTTACCTGTACATTAGTTAACGCTGCAACAGGTACAGCAAAAGGAGGAGGCTTTTTCGTTTTCGGTGGACCCGTCAACGATAGACCGTAATGATTAAATTTTTAAAAAAATTATGGAAGAAATGTTTTAATCGTGTGGGAGATTCTAGGATTAAAACAGAGGTTATCGCTGTTAAAAATACTCCAACTTCTATACCCGTGCTAATAGTTGAACCAAAGCCTCAACCAGTGTCTTTACATTGTGCAACTCACACAAGATTTAAAAAAAGTTGTCCAGCGTGTCAGGGGGTTACTAAGTAATGGCTGGATATACACTCTCGGCATTAGAAGCTGACATTAGAAGTTATACTGAAGTAAGTAGTACTGTTTTAACTGGTGCTATTCTAGGGAGATTTATAGAAAATGCAGAATATAGAATTTTTTATGATGTTCCAATAGATGCATATAGATATGTAAAAGAAGGTCAATTTGCAGCTGATGACAATACTTTAAATGTTCCTGGTTCCGGAAGCCATGGACTTACTGGAACAATGTTTGTAAGAGGAATAGAAGTTTTTAATAGTACCGCTAATACAGAAGGTAAAGGAACATGGCTTATTAAAAAAGATCAAACTTATCTGTCAGAATATACTGATAGATTAACTGGGCCAGAAGGAAATTTAACAGCCCAAGATGTTACTGGATTACCTAAATATTATGCTATGTTTGGAGGTGCTACAGGTACCTTAGACACTACTTCAGGCGGGATATATATAGCTCCCACTCCTGATCTAGCCTATAGATTTAGAATATATGTCGATAAAGTACCTAAGAGCTTACAAACACAGACAAGTGGTACCTATGTCAGTCAGTACTTTCCTAATGGTCTTTTATATGCTACTCTCGTAGAGGCTTATGGATTTTTAAAAGGTCCTATGGATATGTTGACATTATACGAGAATAAATATAAACAAGAGGTAGCTAAATTTGCGGGTGTACAAATTGGTAGAAGACGAAGAGATGACTATACGGATGGTACTGTTCGAATCCCTATCAAATCACCAAGCCCGTAGTATAGGAGATTTTTATGGCAATAGCATCGGAAATTTGTAACAGTTTTAAACAAGAAATTTTAGTAGAAGTTCACAATTTTACTGGCAGTACAGACAACTTTAAATTAGCTCTGTATTCAAGTAAC